GGCTATATCCAACTATTGGAGTCAGCTCTTTTTGTCAGATTTTATTTTGATAAGTCAACTCGCCATAAATTTCTTTTGCTTTTTTATTATATGCGATAGTGGCTTCTTATGAAAGATTCCCCCCCCCTTGTTCTGGGATATTTTCCCAATTAGTTTTTCTTATTTCGTCATTCCCGCAAAAAAAACAAAGATGAGTTTCTTCGTCTCCCTCAAAATACTTTCCGCAAGCATCGCACAAAAAAATGATTTTTGACATAAAAATTTAATTTAATTTATTCAATTTATTTTTTATCTTTTAATACTTATCAAAATTATCAAAGACTTCTTTGGGAACATTGGTCATTTTTGCTATCCATCTTCCAATTTCTCTAAAAGAATGAGCCGCCATACTACATCCAACTTGATAATCAATTTCTTTATTTTCTAAAACCATAAGTCCACCCATATACATTTTGCCTAATTCTGGGGATAAATCTACTAATTTTTCCCAAATCTTTTTTTGGATAGCATTAAATTTAATTGGTTCTCTCCTAAAAATCAAATCTGATAATACTCCATTTCTAAAAGAAAGACCATCTTTCCATTGACCTGTTTTTTTGTCCTTAACCATATCTTTTTGCCTTTTATTTTTATTTAATTTTTTTGTTTTTGCCCTTTTTATAGGTTTGGTTTAAGGTTTTTATAATACAATTTTTAAGAGAATCTGGCAAATCTTCTTCAAAATAATCTGCTAAAAATCTTTCTTTAGGAGAAGATTCTACTTTATACCAAGTATTATAAAAATGTGCTGTATAAGCAATCGCTCCTTCTGGTATTGCCATACAAGCAGGACAATCTATTCTAATTATTTTCTCTTTTTTTTTATTTTTCATCTTTTAATTGGCTTAATTAGAATAAAGAATTAGGAATTACTTTAATTCTGGCTTCAGCTATTTTAACATATTCAGGTTCTTTCTCTATTCCAATAAAATCCCTTCCTATTTTTTTAGCCGCCATACAGGTTGTGCCACTTCCAGCAAATGGGTCTAATACTATACCACCTTTTGGAGTTTTGGTTAGAAGACAAAGATATTCGCACAATTTCAAACTTTTTACTGTGGGATGTATGTTGCCTCTTTCAACATTATGTCTTTTGAAATCTTTATTATTTTTATTCTTTTCATTTTCTTCATTTAATTTTTGCCGAATTTCTTTGGTTGTAAGTTTTCCGTTTAGCCAATAAAATTCTTCACATCCCATATTCCTTTCACTTCTACTTGCCTTCGCTACATAAAAGAAACGAGAAGCACCACCTGTATCGTTAAAGCCACACTCATAATTCATTTCTATATTTTGTGGTATTTTTTGATAGATTGTTGTCCCATCGTTTCTTGCACCACCACGATTACTTCTTACACTTTTTCTTATTCCACTTTGCTTATCTAATATATAACACGGACATTCGGGGTTGGTGTGGATTATGGCTTTCCCCACACTTCTTTCCCGATAATTTTTGATTGAACCACGCCCTTCTTCTCCGCCAGCAAAAGTTCCTTTTGGGGCATCGTGAATGCTTACTATTTCTTCTTTTCCTTCTCTTACCTCATCACAAATACAAGAAATCAGTAAGTTTGCCGGAAAGCGACCTTGAGGATTATTTTTATATCCTATTGTTGGATAAGTTATTCCTGGTTTTCCAAATTGATTTTTATGTGCCTGTGACAAATCCTTAATAGTTGTTTTGGTTGTTTCTGTTCCAACCCTTCCTCCATCTATATTCAATCCCGCCACTCCATATTTCAAGGCATTCTCGGCATAAGAACCTTCATTGGGCCTGACGCACATTAAGATTGGTTCCCAACTTGGTTTTAATCCGTGAGATTTCCAGCCGTTCCAGAGTTTGGCTTCTTCACTTTGTCCTTTATATTTTCGCCATTCGCAATTACAAGGGTCTTGTCCATATAATAATTTCCCACATTCTTTACATTTTTTATATCTTTTAATGTGTTTTGTAGTGTCAGTTTGGGCCGAAAATTCTGTAAATTCCGATTTATTTTCAATTTCTTTCCCCGCTCTTTTATCTATTTGTTTGGCTATATCAGTCGCTTTTGGAAATCCTTGCCCATACAAAAACATAATCGTATCTTTAATAATCCACCCCGCATCCTCTATCGCACAAGCTAACCTATGCCAAGTTCTTGTGCCGCCAAAACATAATAAGGTTGCTCCTGGTTTGGCGACTCGGAGACATTCTTTTGCCCACAAATAATGAAAAAACTCTTGTTTATTTATTGGGATTGGATTTTCTTTATATTCTCTTATTTCTTTCATTTCTTGCCAATTTTTCTCCATTGCTGATACATTAGGTTTTCCGTGCCATCTATTACCTTTTTTTTGGCATTTCCAGTTAGTTAATGCTTCATACCATTTGAAAAATTCTCTTTGTTTTTTTGCTTGTAAAGGAAATCTAAAAAATAATTCTGCAAGTTTCAAACAATCCTCTCGTTTATTTACAATAAAAGAGATTTGTGGTTTAGACGTTTTCCACTCTTTTCTTTCTTGAGTTCTACCAAATCCTAAAGTATTTTTTATTTTTTCTAAAATTGCTTTATCGTCTTTCCGTAGGTTAATTATAAAATGAGTTTCGTAATAATCACCGTTTCTTACCCTATGTATTCTAAAACATCCTTCTCCGTCTACGAACCCTGAAAACCAATATCCAAAAGATGGCTCTATCAAATTTACTTTATCCCATTCTTTATTCATAAATTCCAAAAAATAGGGCGGATCAGTAATAATCGTATCAATAGAATTGTCTGGAATTTCTTTGAGAATTTCCATACAATCACCACAAAGTATTTGATTTTTGAAATCGTCAGGATATTTCATATCTTTTTTATTTTTCATCTTTTAATTTAAAATGTTATTATTTCATCTTCAATAAAATCATCGTGGTTGTTAAAAAATCTTTTATTCCAACATTTATAACGATAAACATATTGCCGTTTTCCAGTTTTTTGGTTGTATTTATGATAAGGATAGGACTTTCCGCATTCGGGATATTCCTCATAATAATTTTCAGCCCCCACTAAAGTTTCTATCAATGGGAGACCACATTCCCTGCAAAAAAATTCTCTATGGGGCTTTACCATTCGCCAAGTTATGTAAGTTTTTGTTTCTATATCTTCTTTCATATTCAAAATAAAGATTTTTGGAATTCCTCAATATCTTCTGTTGACGAAAACATATACCAAGCGATAACTCCCAATTTAGTTCCCCTTGCGTCAAAATAACTATTATACTTTTTAATAAATTCTAATGCTATCGCTTTTTCAATCTGCCAAACTTTTCCGCTATCTCCGACCCGAACAAACAATTTATCATTACCATTATTTGCACTTAATAATCTTAAGTTTACTCCTATCCCAATGGACTTTCCGTCCCAATGATATAATTTCCCTGCGGTGTAAAATGGTTCTCTAATATGAATTATATTTTCATTTTCCATATAATTTCAGAAGGAGGTATAACTATGTCAGCTCCGCCCTCAAAAACCCCGTGTAGCCCCAAAAAATCGTTAGTTTATAGGATAAAAATAGCCAATCCTCCCTTTTTACGCTTAAACCTCTTAAAACTGTTTATAAATAACAATTTTATTTTTCCCCAAAAACGAACAAATAAATTAGGTTTTGGTTCTTCTTTGGGCTTTATTTCCACTTTGGGATTTATCATTATTTTTCCTTTCACTCCAAGCTCTCTTTGTTTTCGCATTATTATTTCTTGAACTTCATAAGCGTCTCCACTTTTAAATAATTTACCCAAAATCCATTTCGGTTTATATTTTCTTTTCGCCCATTTATCCTTTTTAGGATTTTCCAGACCCCTTTTAAATCGTTGTTCTTCTGTCGTCATTTTACCCGATAAATTTTAATCCCTATTTTCTATAAAAATTTAATTTTTATTTCCTTATTGTCTAACATAATTTTTTAATTTTTTGTTTCATCATAAAAGCAAAAGTTTTTTTGCCAATTTTCCTCTCTTTTGCCCGAATCATTCGGTCAAAAACTTTATGGCATCTCCAACAATAAGAAATTAAATTATCTTCTCTGTCTCCCAGATACTTCGGTTTGAAAAATCTTCTCGGAATTATATGATGAACTTCTATCAAGGGCGAAGTTTCTCCAAAAATTTGTTCTTTATATTTACATATTGGAGATTGACATTTACATTTATCTCTTTTCAAAATCCTTTTCCTTATTTTTTTCCAACTATAATTTCCTTTCATTCTTTTCCACTTCCCAACATTGGAAGTTCGTTCTTCAAATCTTTAAAATAACTTTCAATCCCTCTTAATTCTTCCCCCTCATCCTTCTTGTATCGGTCAACAATATAATTAAGAGCAATCACATAAGCAACATTTATTACCTTATCCGACAAGACCACAAATTTTGCCTGACCCATCGCCAGAATTTTCGCCATCTTTTTATATTCTTCACGATTCAAACTAATCGTTTCCCCCCCACTAAGTTTTATATAATAATAGGGCGTATATTTATTCCTTTTTTAAACCTTATAATTTTACTACATTATTTTGTTTTTTCCGATAAGAATTAACAATTTGAACTACATTATAATAAAGCCACCTGAAAGAAGTCATCTTCCCAGAATAAAATTTATCTTTCGCCCCAATTCTGATTGCCATTTCCGTTCCCTTAACCCCGAACTTTTTAAGACACAACCACGCATATCTCCGATTTTGTTTCTCCGATTCATCAAGTTTCTTTATATCAATTTCCTTTTTCAATAATTCGGTCAAATAATTTATATCCTCATTCGGCACTTTTTTAACCACGACTTCCCCCGCCTTTATATGAGGATTATCCCTCATTGTCCTATGGCATCTTTTACAATGCCAGAACTTAACCTCCTCCAATTCTTCTGCGGGGTGAGGACAATTTATAATCTCCTCCATTGACATATCTTTCTGTAATAAGGTCTCTTTTAATTCCCGAACTGACATCACTCTCGCCTGTTCCTTCCAATCTTTAAAATTAATTTTCCCTTTAAGGATTAGGGGTGCTAAAATATCTAATTTCGTTTGCCCGATTTCCGCCAATTCTGTTTCCTCTTCTTTTAATTGTTCAATGAAAACTTTATAAATTCTTATTAGTTTTTCTGCCATATTAACTGCCGATTTTGGATTTGCCCCCAAATGAGGCAATGGAATTTCTGGTTTATTGCAAAATTCTTCAAAGGTAACCTCCCTTGAACTATCTTCAAACTTATACAATTTATCCTTTTTAATTTGCCATAAACAAAATCCCGCCTTCAGAAAACTAATCTGTCCCGTCAATAAAACCTTCTTTAGAGCTTCCACCAAATCAAAATACTTCTTCGCTTGTTTTTCTCCATCAACGATTTTTTGGGTAGTCATATTTTTAAAATGGAATATCTTTTATATTTATTGCTTCTTCTTCCTCAATAATAGGAAAACCATCTTTCGGGTCTATCCTCTTTTTTGGATTTCTGATAATTGGTCTTGAGGCATCTTCCATCCCTTCTTCTTCAACAACTTCCTCCTCTACTACGGGCTTATTGTCGGCATAAAACGCCTCAACCTTCTCAAGACCTTCAAAAACCTCTTTAATCTTTTCCTCCACGACCATTTCTTGTTCAACATTCAATTTTTTCCCCCTCTGAAAACTCATAGCAAAATAATTTTTACGCAATGCCTCATTTGTTTCCTCTCCTATTCCGACCACAGTTTCAAATTCGTAGATATGCTCATTCGGTTTAAATTCCTTCCAATAGTCAAAAAGATAACTCAATCCCTTCCCCTTAACCACAAGTTTCACCACTTCCACATCTTCCCCTTCCGCCAAGCCAAGCAAAAAATAAATAGATTGCCTCATTTTAAGATTTGGATATTTCTCCCTCAATTCTTGAATCGTTCCTTCCGTTATCAACTGACTTCTCCCTCCCTTTGTCCCCCTCTCAAAAAGAGAAACTTTATCTTTCCAACTATTATGTTCGTTGGTATAACGAGAATATGATTTTGTAAATTCCGAAAACGACCTTCGGACTTTTAACATTACTCCTGAAATTTGTTCTCCAAGTTCTATTCTTATTGTTCTTTTTTCCCCCTCCTTTGCGTCTTCATTTGTGATAAATTTGTAAAATTTACCTTCCTCCCCGTGTAATTTGACAATAGGGACAATGTATTGTGGGGCAGATTTTATTGTATCTTCCCCCGACATTTTTGATAAATCTGGATTCATATTTTTGTTTAATTTTCACCCATCTTCATTGTTGATTTCCCGAAACCACAATGAGGACAGTTGAACGCCAAACATTTAATTTTTATAAATTCATTTTTTGAATTGACCCGACCTCGCCAGATACTTTCCGCTTTCTTCCCGCATTTCCTACATTTCCCCTTAAAAAGTTTCAGGGCGGTTTTCTCTGTTTGAATCGGGGGATTGAAAAATTTAAATTTATTCCCTACTTTTTCCCTTGTCATAGATACATTTGAGTTAATTTACCATCCTTCATTGATGCCTTACGATTTATTTCATTTAGTTTCATTTTGCATTTCCTCTCCCACTCCTCCGCTTTTTGAAATCCCGTAATCTTCGTAAAATATGGAGACCTCGCTATTTTCCAATTTTTTTCCCAAAGACCTCCCATTTTCCCCTTTTTAGTATTAAAAATTAAATCGGGTTCTCTCGGAGGTTCTTTGTCCATAATAAAATACATTGACATTGTTTTAACATCTTCTTCAAATGCCTTTTGTAATCTTTCTGTAGCAAAAACCACAGGACATTCCTCTAAAGTCAAATCATCTTTTGAAATATAAAGAATAACCCCCTCATCAAGATTTTCCCCCTTAATATACATAAAAGTTTGTAATTGATGATGAAAATACCCCTCCCCAATATAATCTTTTTTATTCCAGAAGGCATTGCTATTTACCGATTTCACTTCCACAATTCTCGGTTTCTTCAATCCATCGGGAAATTTTTGAGCCAGACCATTCAAAATTTTTTCTCCTTTGTATTTGATAAAATTTGAAAAACGATAATAACTGAATGGCATTTGGATTTCCGCCTCCTGATAAATTTTCTTTGCTTCTTCAAGAACTCTCTGTTCAATCTCAAATGTTTTCTTAAAAGTTTTCTTTACCTTTCCCCAATCATAAACATTACCAATTTTTGCATCATATTTTCCACAAACTCTTAATGTTTCTGCTGTTTCTGGTATATTAACCCACTTTTGCGTATCAATTAAAACCCCCGCCTTCGCCAAAATCTCAATCACCAAGTCTTCAAATGTATCTCCTGCCGAGAAAATTCTCAATGTTCTGCTGTCATAAGGATTTGTCGGTTGAACTCCTTTCATTTTATAAAATCTATCCAGATAAGGACTTCCCAAATCTGAAGCATTAATATAATCCCTCGCCTTTGTTTCCCTTTGTTCCAACTGCTCAACAGCATTCCACAAGGAAGCAACGCCTAAAATTTCTTTCGGAGGTTCTTCTATTTTCTTTTCCTCTCCCACAATTTTTTCTTCTTTTTCTTCCATAAAAATAAAAACTACCCAAAAAACCTAAAATTCGGGTAGTAATTGATGTTTAATTTTAGTATTATTCTGACCCTCAAATAATTTATTAACTTTGTTAATCACAGCTTCTTCAATCGCCCTACCCACTCCAGAATTTATAGGGTGAAAAGTGTTAATGTTTTTTTCACCAATCTTTTTGCTGGGATAAACTAACCGATAACCAGAACCATCCAAACGAGTATAAATAGCAACAGAACTTACATAGTATTTTTCGTCTAAAATAAAAGAGGCGAAACCAATCAGTCCCTCTTTAGGTTTTACGGGTATAAATTCTATTTCACTTATTTTTACTTCCTGATTCATAATTAAAGTTGTTCTTTATTCTTTTATTTTACACAACCAAGAGAACTTGTCAAGAGCTATCAGTCATATTCAACTATGATTTTTAAGAAAACTGTCCTTGCCGATTCCTCTTCCTTTTTAAAGAAATAAAGTGTTGTTTCCTTTTGAACTTTTCCGATTTTTTAAAATGAGAAATTTTTTCCAGATGAAGCCGACCCTGTTCACAATTATATCTAAAATTTGTATGTCCCCTCTTGAACTGATATTTTTTGCCATCTAAATTTTTATATGTCTCGTTCTCAAAAACCTTCTGCCTCCGAACTTCCCGAATTCTTAAACATTCAAGGGGTTGAGTTTTATAAAAACCCCATTTCTCTTTGTATTCTGGAATAGTCAAAAAATGCGTCTGCAAATGTCTTACAGTTATTTTTTCCATCTTCCTTCCGCACTCCTCACAAATAATAAAATCATATTCAATTTGAGGAATCCCATAACCCATAAATTTATTACTCAAGAATTTTTGTTTTGATTGGAACTCCCATATAACCAATCCAAAATTCTTGCAGGATATTATCATCCATTGAAGAAACTTCCTTTGCCGATTCAAAATCTTTTAAGATTTTTTCTTTCCTATCAACGATTTCAAAAGTTTTAAAAAGCGTATCCCCCTCCGAATTCATACCGATAATTTGTAGCATTTCTTTCCGATTCGGGTCTTGGCTTGGTATGGGCTGTTCCGCTTCTCCCACATCTATCTTCCTCACTTCCTCTTTTGACAAAATTGAAGCCCACGCTTCGCTTACAAAAATGATAAATTCAACCTCAAACTCTTGTTTGTTCGCCCTCTGCCCGAATTGTTTAAAGGCATCTCTCCGATTTTCAAATGCCTTCCCGACCAGAGGCATTATCACTTGTCCATTTTTTCCGAAAACCATCGCAACAGGCATCACCTCATCAAATTGTTTGAAATTCAATTTAACTTTTTCCTCTATTTCTGCAAAAATATCTTTGAATTTTTTTATTTTTTCATTTTCCATATCAATTTAATTTATTTTATTTTCTTCCAACCTTTCTCCGAGAATTAACTTCTCGCCCTTGCCAACAAGGATAATGGCAAGGACAAAAGTCAATCATTTTTTACTCAATTTTTCTTCAGCTTCTTCCAAGCTATCAGCACCTTCTATTATTTCTTCAGCTTCTAATTCTTCCGCTCTTCTTTCTTCGGCTTCCAATTTCCCAGTCGCCCCAACTAAAGTTTCAAGCATTTTGCCCTGAAGTTCAATAATTTTACTTTGAGTTTCTTTTACAAATTCCCCCATAACCTCACTTGCTTTTTTAAATAAAGGTGCGGTCATTCCTCTCGCCTCAATCCAACCGATTTTGCCAGCATTATACTGGTTGATAATCGCCTCAATTTCACTTTTAATTTGTTCTAACTCATCTTTTTTTTCCATATTTAATGAAATAAATTGCGAATAATTTTTTACCGACCTTTAATGATTAACTTCCCGTTTCTATCCCGCAGGGTCTTGCGGAACAGAAACCAAAAGTCAATTCCCCAGAATCATATTCCCGATTATTCTTTTTTTAAAAAAATTTCATTGACAAGATTCTCCTCTTCTACTTTCATTATAGCATATCTGTAGAATTTGTCAAGGGGGGGGTCTTAAATTTAACAAAAAAACCTTGAATTTTGGTCAAAATAGGTAAAATACCTCAAATTTCCCCCATAAATCAAAGATTTTAACGATTATAATGCCCCGTAGAGCCCTTTTAATTCAAAAGTTGATATAAGTATTGGCTTAGGCCAAATAAACGGAATTTCCTGCTATAAATCACTTTTATTGTGTATATTTTATAAAACATCGCCAACTTCCCCACCAAGTTCCATTCGGATATTGTTCATTTGGCGGAACGCCCCAATGACTCGTTCCATCGTGCCTTAATAACCACTTCCCTGCCAAATCATTACATTCATAATCAAAAATCGCTTCATTTCTTTCTTTACTGACGGGCAAATAAACTTTCTGCCAACATCTTTCTGGCATATAAGCATCATCTTCTTTCATTCTGTCAAGAGTGGTATTCCACGTTTTCCAGAGAAATTGCCAATTTCCCATTCCCCCCGCACACCCGAACTGATGATTACATTCCTTACAATTCCCGCTCGGATTCTCACATTTAGGAATTAAAATTTCCAACTCCTTATACCAAAGCTCTTTTGAAGATTTCGGATATTCAAAATCAATAAAAGTTCCTCCAATTAAAAAGGGGTATGTTTTATCAAAAAACAAACCCCCAACCTCCTTTGGTTGACTTTTTGAAACTACCTTCCAGCAAAAAAGAAGTAAAAAAGCAATTATTATCGCCAAAACGATTTTGAATTTATTGGACATCAGCAGGTTTTTCCTCGTCTTTATATTCTGGCAACATTCTATATCCCTTTTCTATTCCAGCTAATCCTCCCGAAAGAAAGGCAACAGTAAGAGCTAAAATCCAAGCTCTTAAATCCGTATAAGAAAGATTTGTCATTGGAGGCACAACCGCAACGGAAGCCAGACCGCTTATTACGAATACGATAACGAACCTTCTTAAAGTCCGATACCAAAACCCTTTTAATTCCACTAAAATTTGTGTTTTCATATTTTTTTTACTACCTGCTTCCATTATACAGGAAGCAAGGATTATTGTCAACGACCTTTATTTTTTTCTTGGCATTGTTAGATATAAAACTGCCCAGAAAAGAAAACAACATAAAGCTAAATATCCCAGAAAATTTTTGATAATTTCAAAGTTTGTCATAGTTAGGAATTAAATAACAACAACCACACAATAACCCTGCTAAAAATAATGAAAATAAAATAATATCCTGCATATTTTTGCCCTGCCTCGCCACGAAAAATCGTGGCTACGCAGGGACTAAATCCTATAGGATTTTTAATTTAAAAGTTTCAACCTATGAACCCAAGTAATTCCTTTACGAGGGTGAACACTAAACATAACTTGAAGCGTGCTACACTCCCAGCCATATTCTCTCCTAACAAATTCATCGTCGGAAACCAATGTTCCATTGACAATAAGTTCCTGATTATTCTGTTGCAAATGTCCGTAGTTATGCCAATGTCCGCAAATCATAAAATTCCACTTTTCCATAAAAGAAGTCGCCCACCTCAACATCTTTTGAAGTAGAGCATAAAGAGGAATGTTATAAGAACCTCCCCGAACTTGGTCTCCGTGAACCAACAAAAATTTCCAGTTATAGATATTCACTATTTGATAAAATTCTCTGGCTATATTGAAATGAACTCTTGGATTATTTTTAAATGCTTTCGCTGTCAAATGATAAAGAATATCATCAAAGTTTGTTTTATCTGATGTTCCCTTCATTCCTTTCCCGTGATTTCCCCTGACACAATAAACATAAACTTCATCAAAATGTTTTGATATTTCGGTAATAAGATATTCTAACAAGGTATCAGCGACTAAAACTTGGTCTCCCCATACCATTTCCAGTTCCGACAAATCAACTTTGAATCCAATTAACTCCGATTGCGTGAAATCCCCCAAAGCAAAAATATGTATTTTTCTTATAGGGTATGCCAATCTATGAAGGGCAAGCGTTTTCAAAAATGATTTCAAAAGATAAACAACTCTTTCTTTGGCAACTTCCGCGTTGAAACTTCTTGTTTTATGTCCAATCTGCCAATCAGATATTACCAAGACGATTTCTTCTTCATCCCCCTTGCCTTGTTTTATTCTCTCTATTTTTATTTTAGGCAAACCTTCCAGCTTTGAACTTTTTATTTTGCTTATAAAAGTTTCAACGACCTCATTAAAAGCCATTCTTCTATTTTGAACTTCTCCAGACCTTTTTATCCCTTGATTACGTATCTGGTGTGCAATAGCCCATTTTGACTTCCCTCTCAAACCAGCCAAAAGTTCTTCCCAAGAAGCTATTGCTCCTCTTTCCTTAATAAAATTTAATTCTTCTTTTGTCCATTTCATATCTTTTTTTTACATTCCTCGCACAAATGTTCTTTAATTCTATCTTTTGTATCCCGAATAGTATCTTTAATTATTGCAATTATATCTTGATTTATTGGAATAAAACGCTTGCCGATTTCCCATATCTTACCTTGCTGAATTTCATAAAGTTGTTGTTCTAAAGTTTTTTTCATTAAAGTTGATTTACCAATTCAATTATCTTTTTTTTTATTTCTTCCTTCGTAAAAATAGAACTTATCTGATGTTCAAAAATCCTCAATCCGCAAATTGTCCTTGCGGGAATTGGTTTATACCTCGTAGTTAATAATAATTGGTCGCCATAGAAAGGGTCGGAAATAAAATAATCATTCCCCTGTTTTTCCCACGCAACAATAAAATGGTCTTGTTTACCGATTTTAACTTTTAAGATACAAGGCAAATTCTCATTTAATTTTTCAAGGGGAGCGGCAGTTTTGTCGCAATTCACAGTTTCTTTGTAAATTATATCGGGATAAATTCCGCTTATCATTTCCCACTTAACCATATCGTCCTGAAATCCCCCCACTTTTATTAACTCATCGTGAAGTTTGGCGGGGTTAGTTTCCTTGCCCCAGTAAAGACAAAGCATAGCCAAAGAACTAATAGCACACCCATAATCTTTAAAGGTTGAATTTGTATTGTTAATTTTTTTATCTGCCCATTTGGGGTCTTTTTGAGAAAAAATTGGGAAGTTCATTTTGTTTCTAATAAGCCATAATTTCTGATGACATTACGGACAAAATCTTGTTCGCAATGACAGAAAATAGCTGTTTTTCTTAATGCTTCTTTTTGATTTTCCTCTATCTTAATCAATCCTAAAAAGGTTTGAACTATTTTAGCCCTTAACTCAACATTTTCTTCCGATGGCGATAGTAAAAAATCTCCAAGTTTCATAATCAACTTAATTTACCTTTTATTTCGCTTAAAATTTCAATCATTTTAACCTGTCCTATATTCAACTCTTTAAGTTCTGATTTTATGTTATCAAGACTTTCCCTAATATGAGTCAAATCGTTTCGTCTAATCTCCAACATTGTTTCAGAAATATCCTTTTTTCCGTTCCTTCTCATAATTAATTTCATTATAATCTCATAACTTTGTATCACCGCCCACAACGCCAAGATAGCGACAATCGCTGTGCCGCCTAACTCTTTTAAATTGTTTAGTAAAATTTCCATTTTTAGAAACTTCCACCATCAATAAAGAAAGCCCAAGCCCTTCTTAAAATGATGGGCGGAGCATATTTTATTAAAAGTAAAAGTTCTGCGAAACTAAAACATTCCTGTGAATTCTCTATCGCCAAAGAGTTTTGTAAAATCTCAACGAATTTCCCGATAGACGTTGGCGTTTCGTCAAAAAATTCTCCTCTATCAATCCAACCGCCCAATCTTTGATATTGCCGAGAGATACAAACATTTTTCCAACCCGCCCAACTGCCTAATCTTTGTGCCTTGAATTTAACTAATTCCAAAGGGAAGGGAAGTAGTCCGCCTAATTTTCCAAGATTTTGGTATTTATATTCCAAAAGTTCCGAAGGGAAAGGCAATACGCCTGATGGACTTGGCAATTCTTGATATTTAAAACTCAATGAAGCCGAAGAAATATCATTATTCAATTTTCCCAAATTTTGTAAAAACACTCTTATTATGTGCTCTACCCTTATAATTGTCAGTTAAACTATGACAATTCTTACATAGAGCAACGCCATTATCTATATTGAATCTTAATTCAGGGTATTTAACCCACGATTTGATATGATGTGCTTCCAGATGAACACCCCTTTTCCCACAAAATTGACAGGTAAAATTATCTCTCAAAAATATAGCCATTCGCCATCTTTCTTGTTTCTTCTGAAATCATAAATTTTCTTTAATGAATAAACCTCTAAAGGCCACCCTTTGTAAATTTTGTTCATCAATTCCTGAGACTAAAACATACCTGAAAGTATCTCCTGTTATCGGATTTTTGACCTGTTGTCCAGTAGGATAAATGGGTTTCGGAACTCCAAAAATATCTGAAACTCTCGCCCAATAATTATAATGATAATAAAATGCCACGCTACCATAAAAAGCCGAGTATTTTGTAAAATACAAATTCCAATAAGTTTTTTTCCCGCCCAAAATAGCTACATATTCAATAAACTTTCTTCTTGCTGTATCATAACAACTTCCAACCCCCGTTCCAGCATAACAATTATAGCCATTTATTCTTGCACCACATTTCATTTGCGAGGGCGAAGCTCCAAGGTCTATCCACTTATCAGTTCCCCCAAAGACATAAAGAGTGCAGGCATTAACTCCATTATCAATCCCGACAAGGGTTGGGTCTTCCCCAAAAATATCCGAACTTTCAGGATAACCAACAAAAACAACTTCAAATCCATTACTCCCATACTGCGAAAATATAACCCCATTTGTTAAAATCCTAATCAAACAATTCAGACAGCTTTCACCATCATCATAATACTTATTCACGGGTTTATGGACATAAGAACCAGACAATCTTCCTGTCCCAATGTCATAACCACTACCAATCCCAACATACATATTTGAAAAAACTGGAGTTCCGAATGGATTGTCATAAGCTCCGTAAGCAAGACGCAAATAATATCTTGCCGAGTTGTGGTCAACGGGAGATTCCAAAATTCTAACTTCAGTATTAGTTTCTGGCGTTCCGCCCGAATAAATCAAAGTCCAACCCTGTGCCACAAGTTTGTCTTTGATATAGCCAATCCAGAATTTTTGTTTCATTGACGTATATTCGTAAAATAAAGCCATAATTTTAAACTGTTTTCTTCAACAAAATGAAGCTCCATCGGTCATCGCTCCCGACATAGCCACTCATTTGAAAACAAATATATTTATTGCCCGTATTTTCATCTGTGATTTCAAGCAGATGTTCCGATTGAGAAAATGGAAAAAAGAAAACATCTGTGAGCCGAGCATAGGTATTATAAAAAGTATATTTTGTAATATACATATCCCAAAAGGTTTTCTGCCCGCCCATACTATCCGACCAAACAACATAAGAATAACCACCATAAGCATCAACATAACAATTGCCACAATGAATTTTAATGTCCCGATATGACCCCCAAGCCCCAGAACTATCTTTGCCATACAATCTCTGTGTAGTCCCATTTGTTAAAGCCAAACTTAAAAGCCCATTTAACCCTTCTTCATTCCCGCCAGAACCATTATCAGCCCCAAAAATATCGGCATCATTCGGAAATCCCGTAAATATACCCGTTCTATTTCCAGCACTTTGTCCCATTGGGTCAACTAAAAGAATAAATCCATTGTCAATTACCCGAAAGAAGTATTGACAAATTTGAGTAGCTCCCGAATAGATGTTAATCGGTTGTAGAATATACGCTTCCGTTGGGTTTCCATTTGCGTCAGCATTTTTTGCCGAATAAATATCTATGCGATAATCCCCAAAATAATGAAAACAAATATACCAATAAGAACCATTATGAGTTATCGGACTTTTCAAAGCCATTGCCCAACCGACAGCATTCGGAGTTCCGCTCTCTCCAGCTTTAACATACCCATCTGCTATCAGATTATTCGTTAAGTTTTGCATTAAGTATTGACCCTGAACTTGTGCTTCGTGCCAATAGGTCATATCTTCACAATTTCAAGCAAGGGCATCAAATCGCATATTTTATATTCGGTTTGACACTCCGAGCATTGAAAACAAATTGAACCTTCCTTCGCCCCATATTTATCACGATAAAAAATCACCTTGATTATGTCATCAAAAGTTCCAAGAATTTTTTGACAGGTTTCGCATTTTGTTTCGGTTGTCATATTTAATCTGGCATTTGTTTGGTTCTAACCAGAACTGTCAAATTTGACCCTTTCGTTGTAGAACCAACCTGCGTAATATCAATATCAAATCTTTTGTTTTTTAAATCCGTCATATTTAATTCTGGTGAAATATAAATTTTAGAACCATCATTAATTTCAGCAGTATGAAGAACTCCATCATCTTTCAAAATATCAATTTTTATTGAATTCCCAACGGGTGCGACTTGAACAAATGCCACTATTTCAAAAATTCTTCCATTGGTTGCTGGCAAAAGAGTAGGAGCAACTTTTGTTCCCACAGCCAATTCCCCCATAACAGTAAAAACCATAGAACATTCAATATCTATCCGAGAATTTACTCTTTCAATCCTTCCATCTTCGTGAGTTAATAGTCCCATATCAATTCCATTTTTATTTAAAAGATTTGCCATTTGTAATTTTCCATCCTCTATTTTTGCCTCTATTTTCCCTAAATTTTCCAAATTTTTAGGGTCAAGGTCAATTGCCTCTACTGGAAAAACTCTTAACTGGTGCGAAGACATAAATCCTCCCTCATCTCCCGTTGATGCTAATGTTCTCATAGTCCAATTCAATCCGAGCGGAGGGTCAGTTGTCCATTCGCCAACTGGAGGAGGACTTATTCTTTTTTGTTCAATTTTTTGCCATTCTCTTATTTCACCTTCTTCTTTTACTATTTTTCTTAATTGCCTTCTGGAATAAGTTATCCCGCCATCTTCTTTATCATCTAAAGCAATTTTGCCAGAAAAAATTATCAACCTACCCTTTTGTTTTTCCGACCCCAAAGAAAGATTTTGAATGTCATCTTCGGCAACCCCTTCAACATCTACATTCATTGGGGAAATTGGAATTTCCGCAACTCTTTCCCTTTCAAATTCCAACAAACTTTTTTTCATAGCCAACGGAAACCAAGGGGGTCTGACCGACAATTCTAATCTGACAAAATCGTAATTATATTCCACGCTTTGAATTATAAAAATTTTATTAAGAGCATAAGTTTGTGAACCTCCCATAAATTTTGGGTCAATGAAGGTGCAAGTATCTCCTGCCTTTATGCTTTCAATATCATATCCCTCAATGTCGTCTCCATTACTATCAATAATCTCAACAGTCGCCCTAACAAAAGGAAGATAATTTTCCCGTAAGAATTTCCACGCAATTTTGTCGGCAGTTTCTTCCCTCAAAACATTGGAATCATAAATTATTTTTACCCTCCTTCCATAATTATTGATGCTGTTCAAAAGCTCTGTTTTAAAAGGTTCTTCAAAAGTGGTTTCATCATAAACTTTATAAAATTGTTTCCCTCTTTTTATTTCGCCTTCGGTGGGGTCATCTGGGAAAAATCCCCCGATAAATCTAACTATATTTTTTAAATCCCTGATGCTTTTGAAAGGTTCAAATTTCAATAAATGTTTTCCGATTATAAATGTATGGTCAGCACTTGAAACATTTGCCTCTCTGAAATAAACTTTTGTTTTTCTGTCTGATTGGTCAACATCAGCAACCCAGAACCAATTTTCAGGCGACATTTCCCTCGCCTTATCAATAGCCGACCTGTAAGAAACATTATTGAAAGTATATCTGCTTATTATCTCTCCCGTATTGTCCAAATCTCCTTTTGCGATATTGAGACCATTCGCAATCGCCTTCGTTAAAATATCATCAATAATTTCATCAACCCTTTTATCATTGTAATTCATCGCAGTTCTCCCCGTAGTCCTATCAAAAAAATCACTATCTTCTAATTCCACAACCCACCCAAATACAGTTATGTCAACATATTCCTGTCCGCCCTCCAAGACGGGCTGGTAATCAGAAATGTATCCCGAATAAATCAATCTTCCATTCTGGGCTTCTTTGTCCGAAATATAAGTTTCCACCCGATTTCTAAAGGCAACATCGTTATCCTCTCCAAAATTTCCAAAAGGTCTTGCCAATTTTATTGTCATTTCCCCCAATCCACTATTTATAACCATTTTAAAAGAAGGGACATTGATAATCTCCGTTGACCAAGTTTTCAAATAAACGCCATTTTTGTCATAGATTTTATGAAAAAACTTTTTGTTTTGGAACATATTTTATAATTTTAGTATATTTTTTGCTATTACAACTTTTACAAAGAGGTTGGACATTCTCAATGTTATCCGACCCCCCCTTACTCAATGGAATTATGTGGTCTTCTGTCAATTTGATTTCTGGTTCTTTCTTTCCACAACAGGGACAAATCCAATTATATTGTGCTTTTAAAGTTTGCCATTCACCCCAAGTATGTGAACCGACTGCCCCACTATTTAATAATCTATTCCTTTTATTTTTAACCCAAGAAACATATTCCTTATTTTGACATCTTCCATCTTTCCAAAGAAAACATTTTTCACCCCGAATCCTTAAATTTTTATCATATTTCCCCGCCCAAGGTTTCTTTTTGCCGAGATGTCTTTTGCTTATTTTTTTCTTTGTTGTTTCTGAATGTTTTTTACCTAACATCGGTTGTTTATTCTTTCTTAAATTTCCGTAGCTATTTCCTTTTTGAAAACCTTGATGGGAATAATGTGGATATTTGCCAGTATTTTTGTAAAAATTTCTTTGATAACCCATATTTTCTAAAGAAATTCCTTAAAATACTTAAACTTAACGGTTATCGTCCCCGCGAAAACTATTGTAAAAAAATTTATTCCCGCAAGCCATTCGGTAAAAACTCCTTCGTAAGGAATTGGAGTTCCTTCTCCTTCTTCGGTATCTGCTTCTTCAACCGACCATTTGTCATAATCAATCCTAACAAATTTATTCGCCTCTTTATTCAAAATTTTTAAATACCTTGCTGAACTATCAATAATTTGGATTTCCCCCGCACCAGTTCCCCCGATATAAATTTTAGGTCGGGCTTCCGCACTTCCTAAATTATTGAATTCTCCGCTATAAGGTGAAGAATTCAAAGAGCCATAATCAACTATTGTTTGAATTATATCTTTCCCCTTTCCCTCTGGGACAATAAAAGTAATTGAATAAGGACACCAATCCAAATGGTCTGGTTCTCTTTCAATCGCCAATTCTGACATTATTGCCCGATATCTCCGAGTTCCTCCCGCATACTCAATATCTAAATTTCCCTCCAAATGAACCATCTTTTTTAATTCATCAATCGCCAATTCCAGATTCGCTGTCGTGTCTTTTTGAATATAACCTTTTAAAGAAATTGTTTTCCTTTCAAAATAAGAAGCGACTAATTTTTCTCCGTCCCTTCTTGCTATTTTATAAATAGAAATCTCACGACTTGGTGCAGAATCGTGAAACAAAGTTTCCACTATTCGTGGGTCTATATTATCTAATTGATAATCATTAAATTTTACTGATGTAGGTGTTGGCATATAATACGTCCTTAAAACGATTTCTCCCCTATAAAAAACGATTTTTATTGTAAAGACGATGTCTATTCAAGCTATTCATTTTTATTTAAAATTACGCACATTTCCTCCTCAAATCTATCCATTCTCAAATGCATATTCAACTATGATTTTAATAAACTCCCCTTGCCGCTTTTTCAAAATCCCTCATTAAAACATTTCTTATTTTATCCACTAACCGATTTTCGTCTGCCTCCTTCGTAAGCGACATTCCTCCATAAAAATTAACATTTACCATCGGAAATTTCCCCGCAGGTAAAACAAATTCTCCAGCGTGAACCATTGCCATTCCCGTATTTGGAACTAAACCTCCTCTTTGAAATCCGAAAAGAGTTCCGAATTCTTTTTTAACTCCTTCCCACCAACCTTTCGCACCTCCTCCTTCTTCTTTATATTTTATCTGTCCTTCCGCTACCGCTTCCCCAACCTTCCCACCAACTTTTTGGAGAAATTTTCCAAAAGGAGTTTTCTCAATGGCATCAGCAATCCCTTGCACAATTCCTTTCATTATTGCACCTCCAAGAGTTATCCCAGTTGAGGTCATTTGTCTTGACCAATCTTGAATTACACTTGCGGTAAGTATTTTAGAAAAATCGGTTTGGATTGTAGGGCTTATCATTGTGGCAACTCCTCCTGCGGGCGTAGTCGTTCCCGTTGTTGTTTTTGCCAATTTTTCCGCAACATTTTGAGTAGTCGCCAATTTCGTCTGCACACTTTCAATCCCAGCCAACTGAATCTTGACCGCATCATCAATGTATTTTCCGACTTCATTTTCTATTTCTTTGAAAGCAGGCATTGTCGCCTTCGCAGATGTAATCACATCATCAACCCAATCTTCCTGTGCCATTGTAATTTTGGAAATGGTTTCCACAGTATCATTGTGAATTTCCGCCAAACTTTCTTTGAAATCTTCGGTTCTCTCCGCCAATTTACTTTGAATTTCCGCCCTTTGTTCATCATATTGAGCAATTTCCTCAATCCGACTTTTCGCAAGTTCATCTAATTTGTCTTTAAAATTATCTTTTGCTTCCTTAACTTCCCTCGCATATCTTTCTTTAACCAAATCAATTTCGTCCTTGTTCATTTCGCTCTGAACCATAATCCTATCCTCCGAATGTTTTTTCAAAAATGCTTCCTCCTCCGCAATTTTCATTTGCAAATCTGCAACCTTGACTTCGTTAATCTCCTCCGCCATATTCAACTCTTCATTCAGATTTGTCTTGTAATCCCTCAATTTTTCCTGATGGCTTTTTATTTCTTCAGCGATACTCTGTTTATAATCGGTTTCCTTTTCAAGATTAGTTTTTGCGAATTCTTCCCGCAAATCTTCCTCTTGTTTAGTAATCTTGTCCAAAGCGTCTTTATGCTTTTTAGCCAAATCATTTAGGTCTTTAATGATTTCTTCTTTCGCCTTTTTATAATCTTTTGTTAATTTTAAAACACTTTTTGTTTGGCTATCAAATGCCTCCCGAATTCCAAGTGTCGCTTTCGCCACCGCATCTCTTTGTTTTCCCTGAATTTCTGCAACCTCATTGGCTTGGTTAATCATTTCTTTTGTTTTCATTAAATCCTCTATCTTTGCAGAATCCATTAAGCCCATTTTTTGTAAAAAATTACTAATCGCAGGTAAAACCCTTCCCCCGATTGCTATTGAAAGAGCTTCCCAATAATCTTTTAATTTTGAAGTAGTCAAATTAAATTCATTCAATCTTTCAATGTCTTTTTGCGTAATAGTTGCCCCCATTAACTCACCGATTTGTCTTAATTGTTCTCCTGTCCTTTGAAATAGAGATTGTAAACCAATCGCTCCCCTTCCGAATAATTGAAAAGTGGCATTTGCCCTTTCCGCACCATTCTCCATTTTCCCTATCGCATCAACAGAATCATAAAAAACATCCGTTAAACTCTTGCTTTTACCTCCTGTATCAACAATGGAAACCCCCATTTTTTTAAAAATTTCGGGAGTCATTATTATTCTTCTTGACAACATCAAAAACGCATATCCCAATCTTTCCGTATCAACTCCCAATGCCTGTGAAATACTTATTAAATTACTCGCCTCCTCTGCCGACATTCCCGTTAAATCCGTCAGGTATTTCGTCTGTTTAACCAGACCCATATAACTTCTCGTTGCCATTGTGATTACTCCAACAACTGCCCCCACTACCCCAGCCAATCCCATCAAAATCTTCCTCGCATTTCCCGATTGCAAGCCAAAATCAGCCATTACTTTTATCGCTTGTTTCATCGGACTTGAAAATTTAGAAATGTCCGCCTTTATTTCACTGACTAAAGTTCCAACGATGGCCATATAATTATCCTAAAAGCATTTTAAATTTCTCTATGTCCTGTTTCGTTGCGACCTTTTTCTTCCTTTTTCCGAGCCAAACATCTAAAAGCAAATTGATTTGTTCAATGGTCAATTCACCAATCTGTTCAAATGTCCAATTTGTCTTTTCAATTAAGAAGGCAAATAATTCGCCCCAAGTTCCTTCATTCCCTTCATTTTCCTTTACTTTTCTCCTTCTTTCGGGGGCTTCAAAAAACCCAATCGTTGTAATATCTCCTTCCCCATTTCTGGTTTTTCCAGAAACAAAGAAGCGGGCAAATTATCATTGAGATAGTCCTCATTCATATCGGGATAAACTTTTTGAGAGCAAAGAAATAAGGCATAGACGAGGACTTTAAAATCCGTGCCTAAATCTCCCTTGCTTTCAAGTCCTCCGATATAACTTTGCATAAGGGCTAAATCTTTGATACCTGCCCGCTTCACCATCAACTTCAATTCGCCTATCTGTATTTCAAAAGGAAGATTAACTAACTTTGGTAGTTCATTTTTTTGTGTTTTGTCATCCATAAGTGCTTTATGGTTTATGCTTTAAAGCGTTCCCTCACCAGCAATAAATACTTTTACATCACGAGCAGTCATTTCAAAATCACATTCCCCATACTCCTCCAGAGTGGCAGAAGTCGGCATTGAAAGAATAATCGCATCAGTAAATTGGAACTGAACCGCTTTGTCCGTGTCATCATCAATATAACCCGTAAATGTTGGATTCAGAGTTGGTGCTTGTCCGTCTTTTACTGAAACCATATAATCGTTATTGTCATTAGCCCCTTCTCCCATCATCGCTTCGTAGACTTCCTTATTGATTGATTTCACCTTACCTCTTAATGCGACTTTGAATGTCGCTCTTTTGATAGCGGCTAACTTGATTGAATTCAATCTCCTTAATTCCTTTTCAGCGAAAGAAACCTCAATAGAAACATTATCAAGATTAACTAACCGATGGGAAATTGGAGAACCCCCCAAATCAATATAGCCCGTATTAAAGAATAATTTTGCTGTGAGTGGCGTGCCATCTGCTATTTTAGGCATAAATCCACAATTCTTTAGGCAATCATTTTCCCTTATTATTTTAAAGAAAAATAATCACCTGTTGAATTTAATTACTTTTAATTTTCCGACCTTTATGGGGCTTTTAATAATAAGCCCAGAAAATAAAACGCAAACTTCTATGCCAAATCCTCCTATCGCTTTCAAATAAATCACTCCCGCTATCTTCCCTTGACCATCTTAAAATTTTTCCCTCATACCCCGAATTGAATTGTTTGAAATTAAGAACCTCCACGACCCTATCCGATATTTTTACCGTTTCCAGATGAGAAGAATTTGACCAAATATCTATTGTGAAATGATTTTCTTTAACCCCCTTCGGATTTGTGGCAGTAGTTTCTCCCACCATAAAAAAGGTTATTAAGGGAAATTGAACCTCTGGAGTAATATCCACCCCTTGCGGAAAAACACGATTGCCAATAAATCCCTGCAAGGTAGGGTCAGCCAATAATTTATCCACAATGAATTTTTCAAGAATTCTCATATTAACTTCTGCTTATTTGTTGCAATGTTTTTATAGTTGCTTTCTCCATCAATTTTGTTATTTTTGGCTTTGTTGCGATAAATGTTTTCGTTACAAAGGGTCTCGGTTTCATTCTTGAAGTCCCAAATTCCAAATAAACCGAATAGCCAATTTCATCAATCGGGTTATCGGCATTTACCCCAACATAGCGGGCAATTTTATCTCCCTCAACTCTTAATTTTCCAAACCCTTTTCCTTCCTTCGGTGAAGCAGATTCCGCCAATTTCCCTGTCCTTCTTCTCGGCACATCATCAGGAGAACCAACAACATTTATTAAATTATGGCAATACTCCGTAAATAATTTTGAAGCATCATTAACCCCCTGAATAATGTTCAGGGTCAGAATTGCTTTACTTTTTGACATTCTTCTCTGTCCCAATTCAAAATTTTTCAAAACCATATCAAACATATTTAAGGAATCAAAAGGTCAAACTCATAATGGTGGATTCCTCCCATACTATCATAATGAGGTTGCACCCCTTGAACGATATAAATTATATCCCCATCAATCACCCTATCCTCCGCCTTAATATCAACCTCCTCATCAATATACAATTTCGCCAAAGGAGGAACTCTCTCTCCCGTGGGTTTAAATTGTATTGGTGCAGAACTAATTTCTATCCTGCACTCCAAAGCCGAATAAATTGTATCCCAAGTTTCCAAATTCCCATAAGTAGGTGCGTTCAATTCATCTCTTGGTGCGACCCCAAGAACTTTTCGCCTTTTAACTACAACTGTCTTATTTAATAAAAATCCTATATTTGACATAATTCTTAAAAATAAAACCAAAAGAATTCCCGATTGACAATTCTGTCAATCTTTCTCTTTTGGTTGTTCCATTAAGAGATTTTATTTTCTGCTGATTTTTCCTCTTGGATAAAATATAAGCGTAACTTCCCTTTCTCTTTCTGAATTATCGGCTTTCTTCAATTCTTTCTTAGTTAATTTTTCAATAAAATCCAATTTACCCCTTTCAAAAGAAAATCCCGCTCCCGAATCTTCTCTCTGAACCGCCCCAACAAAAGATTTTATTTCTGGAGAAATTCCCCCGAAACTTCCCGTCTCAAATGTTTTGTTTCCAAGACGATATGTTCCCCCTTCTATTTTATGTTCAAGCAATAAATCTCCCAATCTTTCCTTTGATATGTTCGGCATTTTTACTTTTGCCAAGACATCAGCACCCGTTAAATCACTTTCAAAAAATAAGGCACTATTCTGTTTAAGACCCCCGACACATTCCGCAGTCGTATCCTTTAATTTTTCAACATTTTTTGTTCGCCCCGAATATGCTATTGATGGTTCAAAGGTGGGCTTTCCCAGCTCATTATAAAATCCAATCACATCTTCCTTTTTCTGAATGCTAAAATCAGTTTCATTTGCAAACTTCGCTTCAATATAAGTGTGAGCACCTTTAAATTCAACATCTTTGAGATGAGCTTCTGCGTCAACCATTCTGTTTAATGGTTTCTCTGGATTCTGTCTGAAAGAGGTAATCCCGACCCTCTCTCTTTGCCCAGCAGGTTCTCTTGTTTCTGGAATAAAAAGATGCCTCCCCTGATAGGTAATCCATTGTCCCTGTTTTCTAATTTCCTCTTTCCAAAGTTTTTTAAATTCATCAATCATATTTTTTGTCCTTTTTATGTCATTCTAATTGTAATCAATTTATATGGGTCTAACATTCTTTTAACTTCCTCATTTATCGGATTGTATTCCCCCCAGCCCAAGGTCAAATTTCCTGTCCTAAGGTTATTCAATCCGAGAGGATTTTGTTTCGCTGTCCCCCAGAATTTTCCCGCAATTAATGCAACCGCACATTTAATTTCCTCTGGGATTATATCATACCCGAAAGTATAATTTGTCCAGATAATTCCGAGTTGTGATTGCTCCAGAAGAACCGAAGGAATCGGAGCTCCCGTAGTTCCCGCACAAGAAATCAAAGGAACTATCTGGTAAAATCTCTGTTGTGGGTGTTGAATCAAATAAGTCAATTCAAATTTTATAAACCATTTCAAAACCTGAATATAAATTGTATTTATTTTCTGAACGGGAGGATATTTCAACGGAACAGTAGTCAATCTTGGATTTGCAACCTGAATTGTAACATTAGGATAAATCTCATCAATCGTCATCTTTTGAAAATACCTCCGACAATACCGATTGACTTCTGAAGAAGCACATAAAAGAAGTTCATCAATAGTCCCATCATTATATTCTGGCGAACTTGCCGATAATCTTAACCCCCTCGCAATAGGATGTTTTATGAATTCCTCTTTTGTCATATAAGGAATATCATAAGGCACAACCATCGGTTGATTATCTGGAGTATTCATTGGAGTTTCCCAAAACCCCGAAACCCTTTTCGGAAATTCTATGAGCTGGTCTTCGCCAATCGCTTTATCCGCCTTGAACGCTTTAATCTTAAAAATATACTCCCATTCATCAACTCCAGCATAAGTATAATTTGTAATTGGTGGAACAATATCAACAACCTTAACCCAATCCTCAACGTCAGGATTTAAAGGTTTCTTCCAAACCTCATATTTATCTGCTGTCTCCACAGCGTTCCAACTAATTTGTATATCACGCATTGTTGGCATATTTTAATCATTCCCGACAGGCAACCCCCTAAACGAGTTGCCTGTCAAGAATGTTTCAAATGAGGCAGGGTTGAAAGCCAAATAAATTCGGAAAGCCGACCCTTACTTTCAGCCCCGCTTATCATTTATTTTCAAATTTAGTATTCACACACCTCGTTCTTAACAAGGCCTGCGATTTCCTGTGCACAGGTTATTTCATCTTTGGTGTTATTTTCAAGAATCGCCCTCACATCAGAATTTCCATCTCCATTATGCGAATAAATGGCTCGTCTGGTAGCTCTGAAAGCAAGTTTCAAAATCTTTGCAACCATTCCCGCCTTTTTGATTGTATATGGATAAGTCATACTGTTTCTAATTTTCCTTTCATAATTCGGCTTTGTTTCTAACAACCCCGAAACTATTTAGGAAAATCTCCTTTGTATTTAAGTCCTTTAGGGTAGGACTAATCCCGACCTTTTCAATTCTTTACAAAGAGTTATCCTTTAACTCTTACCACCATCAGGCAATCTCGGTAAGAGATTATTGCCCGATGGATTAAAGGATATTCCCTCACAAGGAAAAGGTAATTATCGTTCCCAATCTTCATCAGGAAGTTGGGTCTGATACGTCTTTGATACGAGTTTGCCAAGGTTCTGCTTTGACAGCAAGAACTGCGTATTCGTTAATGTAGAATCGGACAGTATCGGCAATTTTAGCCAATTCAGTTCTTCCGATTGGAAGCAAATCAATCATTTCAATTTCAGGAACACAGAGAATGAAAACATCTGAAACGACATTGCCCTCTGGTTCAGCGTGGTATGGAGATGCGGGATTTATAAAGAAATCACCAATCAAGGGCAACACACCAGCAGGAGTTTGGATATTGTTTGCGTGCAATCCCATTGTAACGACAGTCCCTTGCTGTGCGATGTATCTCAAATCTCCAAGCAATAATGAATTGATTTGATTCTGAACTCCATAAGACAAGAAGATATGAGTTGGCTGTCCACCCTGCAATCTGATTAACTTAATCGCTCTCCAAATATCTTGAATCTCAACGGGATTTCCAGCTTTATCAATTACGTTTGAATTGATTTGTTTTATCAAACCATCAAACTGCAAAGGATTTGTTGAATCCCCGTGAAAGATTGCCCATTCCTCCGCCTGTATAACTTGTCTTAACTTTGCCTCTGCAACTTCCGCTTCAATATCAGTAAAAGACCGACCCGAAGCTATCATTGGGCCTGTGATATTCGCAGTAATTCCAAGATATTTGTAAGCGGCAGTTTTCTGGGTATAAGCTGGGTCTGAAGAAGTTGGTAAATCACCATCGGCATAGAAAATATCAGTAGTCAATTCGGCAACTGTTCCGCCTAATTTACTTCGGACATTCCAAAGGTGGGCTCTACCTTCACCCTTCACTCTTTTCAGAATATCCCTTAACGGAGTTTCACGATAGGTGAGTTTCACAATAGCAGATTCCAAATCCTGCCTTGCGAGCAAAGAGCTTGGAATACCACCAGCAAAACTCATATCTACCGCTTTCTCAAACGCATCAAGAGCTTTTTGTATGTCAGGCATTTTACTATAAGACATTTCTGCCTTTGGTCTGTCGGTCTCTACCAAGTGGGGTTGCTCCCAAGACATTACGACACGATTGTTTCTTAAGGGGTTTTTCGGATTTTATAATACCAAGTCAGAAAGAGCTTTTTGTAATTGTCATATTCAACTATGACTTTCCATTAGCTCCCTACTCAACCCAGAAAGAATCAATCAATTTTTTGTCCCTTGATAGCGACAGATTAAATTAAATTTTTAAACTCTATTTATCCTCTCCAAACGAGGACAAATGCTTTTTGAAAAAACCTTGAAAACCAATTTTTGGATTCTTTAAATCCTTCTGTATTTCATCTTCCCCACCCTCTCCGCCTTCATTCCCGATATTTTTCTCAATGGTATAAACCTTTTCGCTTGCAATTCCCTTTCTCTTATTGGGAGTTTTTATCATCTTTTGCACCTGTTCAACTAATGGGCCTATAATTCTCTTTCCTTCCTTTTCAAACTGTTCCCTAATGGCTTTGGCAATAGTTTCCGCTAAAACTCTTTCCTCCGATATTGATTTTGTGGTTTCTTCTTCCGTTGTAGTTGTAGTTGTGGTTTCTTCTGGTTTCTTTTCGGGAGTTGTGGTCGTTTCCTCTTTCTTGACTTTTCCCTTTTCAGTCTCTGAAGTGGTTGTGGCCCTCTCAGCTTTTGGTTTCTCTGTCTCTGTGGTAGTTGTCCTTTCTCCTGCGACAGAAGTCGTTTCTTTCGGTTCTCTTTGAGGTTGTTTGATAAAATCCCTCAATTCTTTAGCTAAACTTGTGAATCCATCGGCAATTTGTTTAATCAAATCATCACCTTCGGTTTTCTCCTTCTCAACTGGTTTGGTTTCGGTTGTAGTCCCTTCGGTTGTAGTTTCCCCTGTTGTAGTCCCTTCGGTTGTGGTTTCCTTTTTGGTCTCCTTATTACATTTCGTTTCCTCTGGTTTGGTTTCGGTAGTTTCAGTAGTTGTGGTTTCCTCTTTTTTTGGTTCTGGCATTTTCTTTGAAATTTCTGCGACAGATTTGGCAATTTGAAATTGGTAATCCAGATTTGGAAACTCTTTAAGATATTCCGAATACTCTGGAATCGGAGCTTTGAACAGATGGTCTGTTAAAGAACCCGATTTGCTTTTTGCAATTAACCAAGTGTCAAAATTGCTTGGTCTGTTCGTAACAGAAATTTCTTTTAAAATTACATCGTAAAATGTTTTGACCTTTTTGCCTAAACCGTCTGCAATTTCTATCCCCGACTTTTTGACATTTCCAGCAACGGATAGTCCAATTTGCAGACCCTTTTTTAGGGCTTTATACAAATCCAATGACCTTGAATTATCAGGGTCAAGTTTTGCCTTAATATGAATCTGGTCTCTTTCGTCTTTCCACGCCTTACTAATCCAACCGAGAACTGCGTCCCAAGTTTTCTGATGTTCACTCCTTAAAGGGACACCATCTTTATTTATTTTTTCCACCATCGCATCAATCGCTTCGGGAGACATTCTTTCCTCGTCTTGGTCAACGTTGATAGTTGAGGCGACCCCCTCAACAAACATTTTATCTTTATTAAAATCTTTTACTTCTGCACTTTCGGTAAATTTTTTATATTCTGGTTGGATTATCATTCCTTCGTCATCAGTCAAATACGCCTTCTCAATAAAAAATTCAAAAGATTTTTCAACGGACTTCTCCTTAATGACAACCCTTTCTTTCTCGACTTTTCTCTGTTTCTCCAGATGATATTCTTTAGCCAGCCCGACCAGATATTTCGCTTTCGCAAGAATTCTCTGTCCCGCATCATATTCAGATTTCCTTAATTGTTTCTGGTAATTTTTTATTACCAACTCTTTGAGAACCCTTGCACTTTCAAGGATTCTTTTGGCATAATCAATATCAACACTATTGACCAATTCTTTCGTCTCCATTCCTATCTCAACATCTTTTTTCACCTCCATTTTTTCCACCCACTTATCATCTTCCTTTTTATATTTGTCCTTCACCGCACCCCAAGCCACCCTAAAAGCATATTCTTCTGGTTTCCTTCCTTTTGGCGGATTATCAAAGGCACTATTAAAAGCACCTTGAAAAATCTCTTGTCCGTGTTTGGGCAATTCCTTAACCGCCTCTGGCAAATCTGCCAGCTTTGGATAAGGTTTTGAAAACTTTTCCTTGCTGAATTTTGATTTGAAAAATTCAATAAATTCCATATAATTTAGTCCTCTTAAAATGATTTCATAAGCCCACAATTTCTTATGGACTTATCAAATCATTCTGCTGGTTCTACTTCTGTTTTATCCAAAACAGTTTGCCCCTCAAAAGAAACTCCCGCTTGCCATTCATAAGCAAAGAATACTTCTTTTCGCCTTCCTATCCCCGATTCGTCTTTAACCAGATATTTATAAACCGCTCCGCTCATATCTTTACTTTTTAAAAATAAACTATTCGGGACATAACCCTCCAAACTCTTTATTAAATTTAATTCTTGTTCTAAAATCATATTTTGGTTTTATAATTTATGATTATCCCTTTCATACCAACATCAGGTATCGGACTTATTGGAGTTAATTCAATTCCCTGTCCCCCATTCCACCTTGCCAAAACTTCTTCAGCAGTTAAAACTTTTGTATAAATTGCCAATTCATCAAGCCAACCTTGAATACCGCCAACACCATTATCTCTTGCCCCTATTGATAAATTATTAGCAATCAAAATCGTATCGGTCAAATTATCATAACTTGTTGTAATGGCTCGTAGTATTCCATCAATATAAACCTTTACGCCCGACGCTGAACTTGACCCATTATAAGAAATTGCAAAGTAATGCCATACATTATCATTGAAAATTTGATTTGTTTGAACATCAACCCTGTTATTTGTGTTATTTATCAAGAAAAATCTTATTGCCCCGCTTATCAGCATATTCACCCCCCAACCTCTATAAGGCGAAACATTTTGGTCTTTACAAATTATCAGTCCGTCTTTACTTACTCCTTGTTTAAACCACCCATCAACGGAAAATGGCACATTCCTTTCAAACCCTGCTATCTGTCCACAATTAACAAATTCATTAACCCCATCAAATTGCAAACAATTATTCAATTTCCCGACAACCCAATCGCTTTCTTCCATATTCGTTAAAACTCCGTCCCGACCATTTCCCGAACTGTCATAAGCGATAAAGCCATTCAAAGAATTAAGATGATAAAGAGCATAAACGTCTGGTATTCCTATCGCTGTTTTCTTTGCCTTTAATGTCAAATTACTTTGAATATCCACCGCCTCATTAAATTTTAAATAAAAATGTTTTCCGCTATTACCTGACGAAATTGACCAGATGTCTGGATTTACCAAATCATAAATAGTGGTATCGGCTAAATTTGTAAGGGTCTCTCTAAAAATTTCAACCCCGTCCACTTCTATTGTCAGCTCCACCCCGATATTTGAAAAATTCAAAGATATTCCTTCCAATTTCCCGTTAAAATCCAAGCTCTTTAACAAAGTATCTACCGTATCAAGAAGAATTTGAACCTTGCTTTTATAAAATCTTGGACTATATTTTTCCATCTCCCCTCCCCCTTCTTCAATCGCAACTTTTAAATTTCCCGATGGAGTTAAAGAATCTGGTAATTGGCTTTCTTTTGCCAGTTCATCTATCGCACTTAATATGTCCAAAAGAGTATCCTCAACCCCCTGTAAGGTTGTTTCTTTGGCAACATCTGCCAAATAATCCCTGACCTGTATTAAAGTTGCTTCCTTTGAAAGGTCGCTTATTCCAGAAGTGTAATCCACTATCTCATCTAACAAATCTTTAATTTCATCTTGAACCTGAACCAATAACCTGTTGCTAACTACGCCCGCCCTTTCATCTGTTGCCCCATCTTTTATCTCTACCGCCCCTATCTCAATATCTTCAACTTTTAATTCCGCCTCCACACGCAGGGCTTTTTTAATCCTGTCATAAACAAGATTCAAAATATCGCTTGTTGATTTTGAACTTCCATCACCCATAATTATTTGTCTTTATATTTATTAAAAAAATTTACGATTCCTTTTGTGATTGCTTTGCTTAAACTTTTCGCTTCCAAAGCAGGAACATAATTTGCAAAATCCCACCCTTCAGGAATAATCGGAACTATACTGCATCGGCAATTTGGGTGCAACGGAATCCTTCCCTCCAAATCACTTTTCGCAAAGGTTTGACCTTCAAATTCCGCAACACAATCCTCACAGGCATCAGGATATAAAATAACTTCCGCTTCTTCTAAATCAAATTCTCCCATTGTTTTCAGAATTCCCTGCGAAATCGCCCAAGCCATTTCCGTTCTCGCAATTCTTCCCGCCCTCCATTCGTCTTCCCAGCCCAATAAATCCTTGACCCCTTTCGCCATTGTGTTATAATCATAATCTTTTTCCTTCGCCTCCTGAAGATAATCCCTGACGCTATCGTGCAAGGTCATCGCAACCGACTTTGAAGTTGCACTTGACCTGTCTGAAAAAATGAATTCTGTCTCATTCAGCCAATCACTTTTTTGTTTTGCAAGAATATCATTTATCTGGTTTTGCAACGGAGGATTCAATAATTTATTTGCAATATAAGCCGAAGCCAAACCCGTTCCGAGCCAAAACGCCTTTTCATATAAACCCGATTTCTTTTTGGTCTCCGCCAATCCCCATTCCGCATCGGCATTTTCCCATTCGTCAAAAACATCTTCCTCCCATTGTTTTGAAATTTCTTTCGCACTTTTAACCATCTTCATTTTCGGGATAATCACTTTTGAATAAACATTTTTAAATTGATTGTTAAGGTGCACCTTCAACTCATCCTCTATTTTTGAAATTTTATTCTCCCAAATCCCAACCAGTTCCTCCTCATTTTTTATTTTGATTTTTTTTTTAATTGATTTTGTTATTGAACCGAACTTATAAGTTTCATATTTGATTCCTTCCGCTTCCTCCCGAACCACAATCCCGTAAATTTCTTCTGGTTTTTCTTTTATCCACCTCAAAATATCTTCCCGACACAAAGGCAAATCTTTATTAACCCCCATAAATTCAACACCGACTTGTGCCTCAATTCCATATTTATCAATGTTTCTTGAAGCAAGAACCGCAACGAGTTTGAAAATCGCCCTCGCAACTTCCATATCATCTTGGCTAACCATATTCCCGCCTATCACATCAACATAATTTCCCTTTGTCGGTTGCCATTCTTTATTTTCGTCAATATGTGCCTGTTTCAACATATCAACTTTATCTTCCTCCCCGACAATTCTTTCCTTTCTTTCTTCTAAAAACAAATCTTGCAATTCGGGAATTCCAGCGAGAGCATCGGCAATATCCTCTGAATGATTCTTCCAAGGATGGCTTTCGCTACCCTTAAATTGATAATCCAAACCCCAACCTCTTAAATCATTTGAAATAAGATATTGATTCGCCCTTCTATCCCCCATTTGTAATTTTTTTTCTGCCTTCCAAATATCAGCCAAATCTTTTATTGCCTGATAATACTTTCTTGGCTCTCTCGCCATATCATCTTGTAAAACCTTATCCGTTAATTGCCTCCCCGCCTTGAATTCTGAAACCAAATAAAACGGATATTCCCTTGATTTCCCCCATTTTACTTCCCATTTTTTAGAATAGTATTCCGAACTTAATGTTTTATATTTTTGAAATTCCGCTTTTAATTCTGCCGATGGCAAATAAGTATCTAAATCTTTTAACGCAACTTTCCGAACCTGAATCACATTCACCCCTTCTTTCGCCATTAAATTTGAGTATTCTTCCTCTACTTCAGGTGCGGTAAGATTAACCGCCACGGGAGGTTTAATATAATATCCTCTTTTTTGCAATTTATCCGTCCAGACGAATGGTTGCCCAAATCCCCTATCGTCAACCCAACAAAGATATTCCCCGACTTGAACTGTTTTTTCAAATTTTGAAATAATCATTTGGTCTGTTCTTTCGCCAGTAATATCGGTTATCGCTGTATCTCTCGCTCCCGCCACTCCTTCCTTTTCTACGCTTTTTGAACCTCCCTCATTCTTAACCCCCGCATCATCTTTTTCACTCGCTCCCATTTCTTCAAGGGGAGTCGGGTCAATTTCGTAAGGGCCTTGTTGCGTTATAATAAATGGTTTCACTCCTCCAGCGATTGGTTCTAATCCTTTTAATTTCCGATATTCATTTATTGAAGTTGCTCCCGCTTGACTTTCTATTTGAAAAATTTTTGCCCTTTGTTCTTCATCAATTAAATCAATATCTTGCCAATCAAACATCAAATCCTCAAAACCAAACTGACCACAAATTATTTTTTCATTTATCATTTCTTTAATTATCTCCAGATAAGTCCGATACCCTTTCGCTTTTGAAATCTCTCTTTGAGTTTCTGCGGTTGCTCTATTTATATCAAAAGTAATTCCAATATCTTGCGGAGAAATTTCAAAGGCGGCAGTCATCAACCTTGCGAGCCATAATTGATATTGCATAAATTGCATATCCTTATTGCTCTGTTCCTGTAATTTCATTATCTCTGGAGTTTTTCCTCCTCCATAGAAAACAGTTTTCCAAGGTTTCCCCTCTACTTCCGCTTTCCAATATGCCCTCCACGCCTCAACTTCTTCCTGTGGGACATTCTCCCCCAGATTTATCAAGGCAGGGGGCAATGTTCCGACTTCAAAGAACGAACCATTGTAATTATCAGCATTGAGAATGTTTGTCGCAACCATAATCACTCCCTCCATCGGAGACAGCCCATAACCATAATTTTTAATATCCCCCTGCGGATTCGCCATTATGTAAACCAATTCGTCCATATTAAATTCCGCATCTGGTTTCGCTGTCGTATTCAATGGCATCATTTGATAATACGCAGGTTCTCCAAAAATTCCGTGAATATCTATATTTGGCTTAATCGTTGACCCATCAAGATAATACATCTCCGCAATTTCTCCCCCCCGATTCTTTACCAATTCAATCACCCCCGCATCTAAAACCAATAAATCTTCCAGAACTTTTGATAAAAGAGTTCTGAAATTTTCTTGTGGATTCGGTCTCTTGAATAAGTTTTTAATCATTTCCATTTTCTTCGGGTCAGGAATTACTTTCGGATTAACAGGAACGATATTCCATTTGGTCTTGACAATTTCGTGTTTTAATGTATTGATACAAAGCCGAGCGATAGAACAGGACTTTCCCATTCTCCTCAAGGTTTCAAAGGTCATTCTGCTCGGTTTTCTTAATCCCTTTTCTGACTTCCGATAAAACAATTTCATTGGGTCTAAAACAATGCCCTTCCGATTGGAATTATATGCCTGCTTCTCTTTAATTTCTTTTTCTAATTCAGCAGTCGTTTTAAATATAACGGGTTGATTTGCCATATTTTATTGAAGGCGTTTTTTAAATCTTTTTCTTGGTCTTTCCTCGTTAACTATTGGAGGTTTTTCCTCAACTATTTCTGGGCTTTTTGATTGATTGTCAATCACTTCAACTTTCATATTTTCTCTCGGTGAA